TTTTGCGTTCTCGTAAGCTGTGAACCAAGATAGAACTCTTGGTCTTCTGCCATTTGATAACGATATTCGCTTGATGAGCTTTCAAAAAGCAAATAGTCACTATAGACATCGCCCGCACTTATCTTATTTGTATCTAGCTCTTTTAAGTTTAACATTATCGTACTTTAAATATTACGCAAAATGCAACAATAATGTTATAGTCTTTTCAAACTTTTTTAGCTATATCAATTAACAGTCTAATAGGTGCTAGCACCATTTGTGATTCATCATCGTCACCGCCCTTAATAATGCGTGCTAAGTCATTTATAAACATATACTTAATAATTTTTCTTAGCTTGCTAACTTGCAGTGCTAGCATGTATTTCATATCCCCGTCTATAGTGAAAATATGAATCCACCACTTCGCATCAGTGATGGACAGCCCGGATAACTCACCGCGACAACGTATTTCAAGGGCCATATTCCCAGTGCTTGCCCATATATCTCGTTCGGTTTTTACTTCGATACTGCCGTCACCTTCAAATATATCCCGAACCTTTTCTTCGTATATCTGACCAAAATCTAGGTCGATATCAAAATTGCCCACTAGGCTTCGTAAAAATCAGCGGCTGTAAATGTCTGGCCCGTCTCCCAATCTACCTCCATAACCGGGGCTGGCGGTAGCCAATCGCCTTTTTCATTCTGCTCTACATCCGGTTTCCACACGTCGTCTATTGCCCAGCGAAGTGCATCAAGCGTATCTTTTTTAAATGTGCCATGTTCACGGAAATTTAAAAGTTCCTGCAACAACTCATCATGATTATCCCGTAAAAATATAGAATGAGATGCAAAATAGGGTTGCATCTGCTTAATTCTATAATACTTAGCCTTGATTGCTTTTCTAGTATTTATATTATAAAACCTGCCGGATTCCTTAGAAACCCGTAAAATATAGTCAGCAAGCATAACGTGACCTGTCTCTTCAATCTTTATATCCCTTGGTTGGTACATATCAGCCATTTCAAATATTTTATCAGCGCCATCCATTGGGGCTACTTGGCCCCGAAAGTAATCAACAACATAGATATTAAACTCCTTATCTACGGCAATTACCATAATCACTGTATAATCTGCTTTTACATTTTCAGAAGATGCTGGGTCAACGCCGATAAACGTATTTACAGGGATTTGCTCGCGTTTTCCGTCAGTAGTCAGTATAATGTAGGATTGACCGTCATCATATATATATCTACCTTCCCAGAATCGCATATCCTTTTCCTTAAAGACCCGGAAACTATCATCAACAGGGATATTTTGATACTCTTGATAAAAATAAGCAATATCACCCTCAGATTTAAGCCTTTCTCTTTCAGCGATTAACCATTCGTACGGTCTGCGCTCAGGCCAAAGGACTTTTACTTTATCTTTTTTGTCCAGAAATTCATTACCGGAGGTCGCAAACTTACCATGTGGCATATCCTGTGGTATAGCTTGATAAAAAAGAGACCTCCAACCCTTGACTTTATATTCCCCTCTCTTATCGTATGCCATTGGGCCTGCTATACGATTCAAGTACGCATCGCTATCTACGATAGTACCGATAAATACCAGTTTTGCGTCCCCGCTACCGGGAATAACTGCACCATTAAGCCAACGGCGGAATTTATCGCGAGCTAAAGGGGTGGTGCTATTTGATTCGCCTTCTCCATCGTCAATAATAGTAAGAGTTGGGCGGTATGCCCCATATTTCAGGCCACGAACTTTCTGGCCTGTTCCCCGAATGAGGCATTTGCAAAGCACGGCTGGCTTACCGTGTCCATCCCACCGCCCTACTATTTCTTTTTCTTCCTTTCCCCATATTTCGCCCATACGATTTCCAAAAAAATACTTTAATTTTGGATTATACTCTATTTCGTTGCCAATTGACTCAAGATTATACTTAGACTGCATCTCAGATTCGGAAATAAGCAGCAAAAATCGCTCTTCACCAAATAAAACGCGATGCAAGGGGTATATAAGGTTAATAAAAGTCGATTTTGCGTGGTCTCTTGGCGCGACTACGGCTAATTTTTCACCACTATGCATCCCTATTAAGGTTTTTGCTATTTCTCGGTGAAAATCCGGCGATTTTGAGCGCACATGGTAGTGCATTGAATTTTCAGGGTCTCCAAAAAGGACTTCAGCGAAAGTAAAAATGTCCATATACATGGACTCTATGATTTTACTATGCTCTTTTTGGCTTAAATTTTTTAGTTTTTTCAAGTCTGGCCCGACTCTCCATGAAGTTCTTCAAGGTATATCAATTGTTTTTTAGCAACTTCTAATTCTTCTGCAAGCTCAAGTATAAATTTAGCCACAGTACCTTCAATACAGTATTCCCTGTCATCAATATTGATTAGACCGGGAAGAGATGTGTCTACGTCGGCACTACTCTCAGTTTTTATGATGTGTCTTTTCGTTTCCAAGGTCTTCAAGGACATAATTAGTCTCTGCAAATTTTTGGCGTACGGATGCAAGCTTCTTTATATCACCATCAGAAAGGGCAAAAAACCCTTCTACACTTTCTTCTTTCTTTTCCTTAGTCATATGCCCCAAAAGGTCGCTTACTCTGTTCAGCGCATTTAATCTGGTCGCATGTGGTGTGTCTTGCTTCACTATTAAGTCTTTATAGCTTTGAGCAACAAAATCATCATCAACGCCGGTTTCAATCAATTTATCCCGCATATTCATGCTAATATATTCCTTAATGTGTTTTTTCTTAAGAATTCCCATTCCCCTTCTAAGAGCTTGCTCTGGGTTATTGTCTGAGTATATTGCTTGGTAAGCATTAATAACGGCTTCTGCGTCCCACATTCCGTCATCATTGATTTGTTCGGACATGTATAGATTGTCCACGAACGCTTTCTGGAGTGTCGTTGGTCTAACATTCTTTATAAGCTCCTTTCCTGAGTATCTGGTATCCCGGCGATAATCCGGCTGTTGACCAGAATATATTTTTGAACGATGCGCTGGATATTCGCCATAACCGGTGCGAATAAAATAATAAGACTTCTTTTTACCTTTTGGATGCTCTTCCCTTGTACGTATAACCTGTACAACTTTGTCATCACTGGTACAAATCCAATCTCCAGCCTTAGCCTTTCGCCAGTTTTTAACCGGCTTAATACCGATTTTAAGAGCTTCAGGCAAATCGTAGACATCAAATATTTTCCCCCTGCATTTAATTTTCATTTGGGATTCTAAAAGAACATCCTACATCCACAACATCGGGCGGAATTTCTTTTTTCTCTTTCCCTATTATTTCGAAGTATTTGCAAAGTCCTAAAAAAGTCATCCCGCCACGTTGCTGATATTTGCAACCCCAACAACCATTAGGTTTCAGTTTCATAGACAAAGTCTACATAATTATAACTGTAACTACAGGTCTGGTAAGCGTATGAAATCTTAGGTACTAATAGTATTATTTTCATTTTAAAAAGGCATATCTTCTAATTTCTTCTCAACTACACAGGAAATAAAATCTAGCCCCTTTTTTGACGTTTTCTTCCAACCAGCAACTTTTACATCTTCCCCGGAAATACGACCCTGACCAGTATAATCAGGCTGATTGTCCTTTGACTTTTTCTCGTTGACAAAAAAAGCAAATGTGTTGTCTTTTGGTTCAAATGGCATCTGATACCCCTTATTTTGTTATTAAAATATTATCTCCGAACGCTTGTAATGTACCACTAAAGGCATGGTAAACAAAAAGGAAAAGATTGACTGCCATTATCTTAAGTATATCTTATCTTAAGATAATCTCATTTTCTTAAGAAGATATTTTCTTAAGTATATATACATATAATAATAATAATATATATATCTCCCTATTATCTTAAGTATATCTTCAGCTTCATAGAAGTGCTTAGCTTTTGCTTACCAAAAGCTTAACTAATGCTTAGCAATAGCTTACGCACTTAGAGTAAGTGTTATTATTGTTAGGTTTATCTATTATACTTAATTATATATATTGGGCATAATCTGTGCATAATGTGTGTATTTTGTGTGCAAAAACTGTGTAAAAAATGTGCGGGCTATACCTTACCTGAGAGCGCCCCGGTCACCTTCGCGTTACGCGTACAGGGAACTCGTTGAGTACGCGAAACGCGTACGCCACTCGTCGGTCACGCCACACGCACACGCCTGCATGTAAGGCCGTCGGTGACCACCGGTGCTAGCACGCTCCATTCTCGACGGTAATGAGGATTTTTCCATTGCAATCCTTATATTCCTTCCTAAATTTGGTCAACTGCCGACGGGAAAAGCCCTGAAGCAACCAAAACAGCGAACTTGCTGTTCGCACATACACACGAAGGAGTCACGACAATGACTATACACAACAATACCCTAGCTAACACCGTAGCCGACGGCTACGAAGTAGATGCCCAAATCGACATATTCGACGATATCGTAGATATCGTAGATAAACCAGAAACCGACCTTGCGCTTAAAGTCTTCGAAGAAGACTTCCGGGCCGAGCAAGACCTTCTGGCGCGTAAAGTAGCGCGTGAAGAAGCCGAACAAGCTTGGCTGACGGCAAGCGACGGTTTGCCAGCCCTTCTCGACGAGGAAGGCCGGAATTGGGATAGTTCGACCCAAGCCTAGCCTACGGCTAGAATACACCAACAACCTAGCTTGGAGTTTACTCCCCTTTGGGGAGTATTAGGCAAGTTCGATTCTTGCCCTAGGTTCGCTCTTCCCTAGCTAAAGCTAGGGAAAAAACCTAGCAATAGCCTAGCATAAGCTAAGCTAAAGCTTAGCATAAGCTAGCTGAGTATTAAACGACGATTAATCGTCATAAACGCTGTCCTTAGTGACGGTAAGGAGTTCGATTATGGAAACAATATCGAGAGTAATTGGTGATAACCACCGCCTTGGTGATGTGGCTTGGTTCCATGTCCTGAAGGACATGGGAGTTTGGTGTGATATCGGAAGAACCATGTCTTCTCTTCGAGAAGCCGGGAAATGGCACTTAGTGACGGAAAGTGACCACGTTGTAATCGCCGAAGGCGAACCACCATCACCGTCATGGATGGTCACAATTTGGGATGAGAACGACGAACTACTCGACATGGTAGTCTAACCTAGCTTAGTCGAAAGCCGATGGCTATTACCGTCGGCTATAGCAGAGATTGGTCGCTCTGTTACTGACGAGACAGACCAACAATAACCAACTAACCGACAAGGAGTTAGAAATGAACCAAGTAAAAATCCACCTATTAAGGGCATTAGCGACGGTAATGTTTTTGATAGGCATGAGAGACCTAGCGGTAAGGATAGTTTCGGAAACCTATAACCGACGGAGTATATAATGAAACCAGAAATAAAAACAGTCAACAATACCGACGTAATTGTCGGATTTGAGCCAAAGTTCCTTAACCGGGATGTTTTAACAACATTTTCCAGAGATGAAATAACCAGAAAACGTCTAAATATCGACGTATTTTATGATGATGGGAAGTATTTTGTGAAGAGCAATAGCGAACTTCATAAATTAATCGAAGTGCTAACTGGTAGATTCCTGCTAAACCATACCGGAGATGATGGAGAGTTTATCTCTGATATGGAGACTAAAATGTGGGTAGATGACAACAGAATATTCGACTATAAAGCCGACGAGTTTTATCTTGACCATTCGGTTTTATACTGCACCGGATATCATTGGTACTTGACAAATGAACAAGGCCAGAGAGTGTCGTTCTCTAAAGATGTCTATAACCCCGATTGGAGTTTCAAGTGGATGGAAAACGTTCTCGACGATAACGGGGAATCTGACAGTTGCTCTGAGAAGTATGAGTTTGAAAAACTCATAAAAAACCCAATGCTGATATGGATGAAAAAAGATTCATTCAATAAATACGCAAAACTACAAATGGAGAAAATGTAAAATGAAACCATCTGAAATACTGACAGGGATTCAGAGTCTTAGAGGCTTTCTAAAGAAAGTCTCTAAGAATCAGCCAGACAGGATGAACCGGGGATTTGCAGATTATATCTGCTATCTAACCGAAGTCCTAGACAGCGTAGAGTCTATTCTCAGGTATGTAGATAATCCACAACTGGATTATTACCTGCGAATGGAGAAAAAATGGGGTAAAGTGAGAGATACCGGCTTTACCGATTGGATAGTAGACCGGTCAATTGCCATAGCCGACAAATATGGAATATATGTAGCGATAGTGACGGCAATCGGAATTTTAACCCAAATACTGTTTATTAATAGCTAGCACCCCTTTATGTAATAAAGGTGCTAGCTATTAATAGAAACAAACAACCAACCAACAAGGAGTGACCATGTACAATCGAAACGAACTGGAAGCAATGAATATTGCTAGCGTTAAAAAAGTCGCCATAGCCAAGGCTAACCAGAACCGAGAAAAAACATCTTGGGTTCAATCCACGCCAAAAGACGCGCTGATTGAATATATACTTGGCGACAGTAAAGTGCCAAAGCAACCAGAAACCCCTTCTCCGACACCAAAGGTCAGGAGAAACGGACGTTATAATAAAGAAGAGCAAACCCGGAAACCACAAGCTAAAACCGGGATAAAATCACCCACACAGCAAAAACACCAAGCTGGCGGTAGTCTCGAAGAGACGCTAGCAAATATGGTACTGGACAAGATAAAGCCGGTTATTGATGACGGTATAAACACCGCTGTGGGCCAAACCGAAAACGAACTAATCGAGACTTTCACGAAGAAGACCGACGACCTTCAAGACAAAGTGGACAAGAAAATATCCACTTTACAGCGACCAGTAAAGGTCTACATCAACGACGTAGAAACAAAGGATGTCGGTGGTTTGAAACACAAGAAATTTCCACTTGTGCTAGAATGCTTAAAGCATTTCAAACGGGTCTGGCTTTGTGGCCCTTCGGGAACCGGGAAAAGCTACCTAGTGGAGCAATGTGCTGAATCACTCGGCTTTACCGCCAAGAAAGGTAATTACGAGTATCTCAAAGGCTCTGCTGGGGTAACTGAATCCCATATGACCGGGAGAATGACGTTTGACGGCACGTTTATAGATGGCGCAGTCTCACGTTCTTTCCGTAACGGTAACTTCCTATGCCTTGACGAATTCGACGGCTTCGATGCTAATGCAGGCTTGGTATTCAATTCTGTCTTCGACAACCAAGGAATACTTAGCACACCTAACGACAAAGAAAATCCGTTCGTACTGAAAGACGACGGCTTTCATGTGGCGGTTGCTAGTAATACATGGGGTGACGGTAATGACTTCGATTTCGCAGGCCGTGGACAACTCGACCTAGCTACGCTAGACCGGTTACAGGCCGTCAAGGTTTATATCGACTATGATAAAAACATAGAGCGTGCCTTGGCAGGGGAATTTACCGACCTAGCAGACATACTCTGGGATTTACGCCGTCGAGTAAATGAGAACAGTATCCGCAGGACTATTAGTTCACGGCTGTTTCTCGACGGTCAAACTTGGAGACTAGCAGGGAAAACAAACGCTAAGTTACTTGACATAATAACTACCGGGTGGACTAGGGAAGAACTGGACAAAGTTGACTACGTCGGTCTCAAAAAGGAGAACAAATAATGCAAGCATACGAAAACATTCTGAAACCACGAATTATTGACGACGAATTTGAAGGCAAGCACGCAATAATTCACATGAAGGACATGCGCCAATTATTGGATGCCATCAAGCAGGGCGGATACTACTCTGGAAACATAGGCGAGCCGGGGAGCGAACGGGAAAAATGGACGTACGGTGAAAGTGTGGTAGGCCGGGAAAACCTATACCGTGCTTTAACCATCGGTAAAACATCGGATAGAATCATCAGATTATATCATAAGATGCGAACTGAAATCGAAATGAAGGCCGGTGTATCGAAGTTTCTCGGTCGCGGACTATCATGTAAGCGCAAGCGGGTAGTACGTGATGATGGTGACGATTTAAGTATGTCGAGATTAATGGGCGGTATGGACGATTATTGGAATACTACCCAGCGTAAATCTCAGAGGGCCAACGTGCGGATTGGTATGAACATAGGTCTGTCATGCGCTCACGGTGAAAGTGCCTTTGCCAGACTCGGTGCTAGCTTGGCTGTAATTAGTGACGTACTTACAAAGATGGGATATGCTGTAGAAGTGATAGTATACGATTTTACCAAGTACCACGGTAGGCGTAACTGGGAAAATTGGGCAATCAGCGTACCCATCAAGATGCCGAACGAACCATTAGACATACACCGGCTTATGTCCGCTGGCCTGCAAGGGTTCTTCCGTGATGTGATATTTGGCATCATGGAAATGGAATACAATAAATTCTACGGCACTAAAGGTAGTCAGGCGGAGACATCCGAATGCTACAAGCGGGAATTAAACCTACTGCACACGGTAGAGCAATCAATGTGCAGGACAACCGACGATGCAGTTGACGGCTTAATGGAAATGATGCAAACATTAGCAGAGAAACCAAAATGGTTTCGTGGCTAGCTAGCACACAACTAAGTAAAGTAGGCATTTTCTACTTTACTTATAATCAAAAAGGAGAATAAATAATGCGAATTAAAAGAAAAACTCTGCCCGTAGCTGACAGATTACGTGGTGCGCTAGCAAGCGTACACTATGATAACTTGCTCACGTTCTTTAACGGGGGGCCAGATGAGACTCAGGTGAGATTCATGCTAGAGGGGAAATGGAGCCAGTTAGGAACTGGCTTTCAAAGGTGGGCGCAAATAACTACGTCCATAACTCCCGTGGAACCGGATGCTATGCGTAAGGAACTAGCAAAATACGGTGTGATTATTATCGAAGAGAATACCAATGACGGATTAGTTCTGTTTCTGGCGCAGATACGCGGTAAATGGTATGCACTTGTGAATATATTAGGCACAGAGGAGATTAAAGTTTTAGGTGAGGTTAGGGCCGTCGAAGATAAAGAAAACCCCATTACCGCCTTATTTAATGCCGGGAAAGAGTATTTCCGCAATCTGCTGAACCATATTAATTAATTATTTATTGAGCTTTAGTGAAATAAATAATTAATTAAATAAACAAAGGAGTCGCTGACCATGACAAAATCCGAATTTATCAAATCAATGAAAACCGCAATTGACAAAATGACCGCCAACATGGACGAAGAAATGCACAGTAATGTCTGCAAGCTTGTAAGTGGCGTAGTCATGCTTATGCTCAACGAGGTTGAACTCACCGTAAAGGGCCGAATCAAGGATAAAGTTGACAAAATCCATTTTGTCGGAGATTTTGTCGGCTACAGCTTTACTGGTCTGAATGAAATTATGCAGATACTCACCGGTAACGATAACTGGGGAATTAATGCGACAGATTTTGCTAGAAGTTGCAAGGCAATAGATGAAAACGAAATAATGATTGTGACCGAAAACAAAGAAAAGGGCGGTATTGACATCGAAGTAGGCCAAGCAATTGAAATTCCTGAGGAAATGAGTGATTCGCTGATGGAAATGATAGCAAGTATGCAAGCAACCCCGCCTGCAAAGGCATAACAAATAACATAGGAGCATAAACATGGGTTACACACACTATTGGAAATCAATTTCCGGCAAGGAAGAAAAACTCCCCCCGGAAGAATGGAGTAAGTTTATTTATGACGTGGGAGAAATTTTCCACGACGAAGAAACACTTTCGCTGATACAGAAAGAATTCGATTGTGATTTGCCACCGCTAGTATCTGATAATAATGGCGGATATATATGTTTTAACGGCATAGGTGATGACGGGCATGAGACGTTTTTGTTCAGCAGGGAAATGTCGGAATTCCGTTTCTGTAAAACCGCATTTAAGCCATACGACTTAATCGTAACTGCTGTATTATCACTAGCATACAGTTACTTTGGCGATTATATAAAAATAACTAGCGACGGAGGGCCGGGAGATTGGAATGAAGGCGTAGACCATGCTAGCAGGATATTGGGATGTAAAGTATTACATCCGTTCAACAGGAATTACAAACACAAACAAAAAAAGGAGCATAATACCATGCACTTCAGAAAAGAGATAGTACTCACCCCGTCCACCAAAATCCTTGTCACCAAGGACACCGTAAATGAGCGCACATTCGGTCAAGTGCGGATTTGGGTAAAACCCAAAGGAAAGGACGATTACACGCCAACTAAGAAAGGCGTAGCCTTTGGCTTAGAACATACCGGAGCAATTGCCACCGCCCTGTTGGAATTACAGGACGAACAGGCACAAGCCTAGCACCCGGTCATGGTCACAGGGGGCCGGCGCATCCCGGCCCCCGCAAATTTAAAATGAAAGGGTCATGATATATGAGATTAAGAGAAGAAATACAAGCAGTAGGTATATTCATCAAATATATGCCAAGAATAGTAGTTTGTCTTGAAGAAATAGCATTAGCATTAAAATCTATTGCTTTGCAGAGAGAGAACGAATTAAAAAGTTTTACTATGAAAGGAAAGTCTAATGAAAAACAGCATTTGTAGTATATGTGAAGAAATTATTCAGCCAGATCCAGATGGATGGAATGGAGGACATAATGCACAGCCTGTTAATGATGGTAAATGCTGCTA